TTAGAACAAAAAGAAAGTGGTAGAGCAACAATTGCGGTATTAAAATCAAGATTTGGTAAGGATGGTGTAATATTTGAAGATTGTGTATTCGATAATGGAAAAGTTCATATCGACACAGATGACCAAGTATCATTCTTAGGATTTGAAGACGTTAAAAAAGAGAAGAAAGCCAACAGAGTTTTGGATGCCATTAAAAAAAGGCAAGAAAAGTTAAATAATAATTAATAAAAATTTAGTAAAAAATGGATGTATCAAATAGAATTTTGTCGGATATTACTGTGTATATGAAATATGCCAAATATATTCCGGAATTAAACAGAAGAGAAACATGGGACGAATTAGTTACCAGAAATAAAAATATGCATATTAAACACTATCCTCATTTGAAGGAAGAAATTGAAGACAAGTACAAGTTTGTATATGATAAAAAAGTTTTACCATCAATGAGAAGTATGCAATTTGGAGGGAAACCAATCGAAATATCTCCTAATAGAATTTATAATTGTGCTTATATGCCAATTGATAATATAGATTCTTTTAGTGAGTGTATGTTTTTATTATTAGGTGGGACAGGTGTAGGATATTCGGTACAAAGACATCACGTAGCAAAACTACCAATTATACAAAAACCTTATCCTAAAAAGAAAAGAAGATTCTTAATTGGAGATTCTATTGAAGGTTGGGCAGATTCTATTAAAGTTCTAATGAAATCATATATGAATGGTGGTGGGAGTAGAGTAGAATTTGATTTTTCTGACATTAGACCAAAAGGAGCTAGATTAATAACATCAGGTGGTAAAGCACCAGGACCTCAACCACTAAAAGAATGTTTGGTTAAGATAGAAGGTCTATTAAATCAAAAAGAAAATGGAGAACAACTTACAACAATTGAAGTACATGATATTGTCTGTCATATTGCGGACGCAGTCTTGGCCGGTGGTATTCGTAGAGCTGCTCTTATTAGTTTGTTTAGTGCTGATGACGACGCAATGATCGGATGTAAAGCCGGTAACTGGTGGGAAACAAACCCACAAAGAGGTAGAGCAAATAATTCAGCATGTTTAATGAGACATAAAATTACAAAAGACTTTTTTATGGACTTATGGAAAAGAGTTGAATTATCTGGAGCAGGAGAACCGGGCATATATCTTAATAATGATAAAGATTGGGGAACTAATCCTTGTTGTGAGATAGCATTAAGACCTTATCAGTTTTGTAACCTTTGTGAGGTCAATGTTTCAAACATAGAATCACAAGAAGACTTAAATGAAAGAGTGAAAGTCGCATCATTTATAGGAACGTTACAAGCAGGATACACATCATTCCATTATTTAAGGGATGTTTGGAGAGAAACGACCGAGAAAGACGCTTTGATTGGAGTATCAATGACAGGTATAGGATCTGGTAAAGTTCTAAGATATGATATGTCTAAAGCTGCTAGTCTAGTAAAAAGAGAAAACACTAGAGTTTCTAAATTATTAGGTATTAATCAGGCGGCGAGAACAACAACCGTAAAACCTGCAGGAACAACTTCATTGACACTAGGAACATCATCAGGAATACATGCGTGGCATAATGATTATTATATCAGAAGAATTCGAGTTGGTAAAAATGAAGCAATATACACTTATCTAACAATTAATCACCCAGAATTAGTAGAAGATGAGTATTTTAGACCTCATGATACAGCAGTGATTAGTATACCACAGAAGGCACCAAGTGGTTCGATACTAAGAACAGAATCTCCGTTCCAATTATTGGAAAGAGTAAAAAAGGTAGCTCAGGAATGGGTAAATGCGGGACATAGAAAAGGATCAAATAGTCATAATGTTTCGGCAACCATTTCATTAAGAGAACATGAATGGGACCCAGCGGGCGAATGGATGTGGGAAAATAGAAAGTTTTACAATGGTTTGTCAGTACTTCCTTATAATGGAGGAACATACAAACAAGCACCATTTGAAGATATAACTGAAGAAACATACGAAGAAATGTTAAAATCTTTAACCAATGTTGACCTATCTAATGTAATCGAATTAGATGACAACACAGATCTATCTGGAGAATTGGCTTGTTCAGGAGGAAACTGTGAAATTGATGTTGATATGAATTCTATTAAAGATAAAAAAGATGAAGTGGAACTAAATGACGCATAAATTTAGTAAGGAAATATTATATCACTTTAATTGTGGTAAATGTAATAAATGGTGGTCAATTGCTGACTACCATTTGTCTTCTAAAGAAGTACGACCATATCAATACATGCTACCTAGTTTAATAACTTGTCCCCATTGTGGACATAAAAAAGAAGTAAAAGAAATAGAAAATGACGAGAAGAGACGATTGGATTAGTGAACTACACTATAAAGAATTTATTAAACCCAAATTACAACCCCAAGACTTTTATTGGGATGGTGGTAATATGGTAATGACAGAAGAGTATCATAAAAAAAGAGGTAGTTGTTGTGGTAGTGGATGTAAACATTGTCCATTTAGTCCACCACATATAAAAATGAACAAAAACTTAACAGAAGATAATACTTGGTAGAAGGACTACAAATTAAAACGATTAATATTTATATTAAAGAAATATATGGCAACTAAAAATATAAATATAAATTTTCCTTTTCAAACTTCTCCTCTTGGAGACTTTTTGAGACTTAATGCAACGACTAGAAATGCAATAAAGGCGGATATAACTCACTTACTTTTAACTAGAAAAGGAGATAGATTATATAATCCAGAATTTGGTTCAGGTTTATACGACTATTTATTTGAACAAATAGATGAGACTACAATATCTGATGTAAAACAAGAATTAGAAGTTAATATAGGTAAATACATCCCTAATGTAACAGTTAATGAAATACTAGTAACACCAGATCCTGATAAAAATCATATAAAGATAAATCTAGATTATTCTGTTAATAGTGCTTCATTTCAGGAAAATGACAATATTGAAATTATTTTATAAAAATGGCAAAACGTATTAATTATAACGCACGTAACTTCTTAGAGGTAAGATCAGAACTCATAAATTTTGTTAAACAGTACTATCCTGAGTTATTCAGTGATTTTAATGATGCGTCCGTTGGACAAATGTTACTAGAGTTAAATGCTGCGGTTGCTGACATGTTATCATTTAATACAGATAGAAGCTTCCAAGAAACACAAATTGACTACGCTCAGGAAAAGTCTTCATTATTAGGTATAGGGAGAACCTTAGGGTTAAATATTCCAGGTGTTAGACCAAGTGTATGTCTAACCGACTTTAGAGTAACAGTACCCCCTAAAGGAGATAGTTTTGATAACTCTTACTGTCCAATATTAAAATACGGTTCTCAGGTACAAGGAGGGGGTCAAACATTTGAGGTGGATGATGATATTGACTTTTCCTCACCACTTTCTACTGGGGGGATACCTAATAGAACTGTAAAACCCAATGTAGATACGAATGGTAACATCATTTCCTATTATATAACAAAGAGAGAATTAGTTATTAATGGGAGTACAAAAATATTAAAAAGAAATATCAGACCCCAGGATCTTAAAC